CCTCAACGGCCGTCGGGGCAGTGAGCCTCGAGGCCGCAAAGGAGCACCTTCGCGTGGACTGGCACGGGGACGATGATCTCATCCGCAGTCTCGTGCTAGCTGCTACGCAGATGGCTGAACACGAGCTTCAACGTGGTCTAATCACTCGTGATGGAGTCGAAGGATTCGGCACCAATGCTGAAGACATCCCAGCGGGCATCCGGCAGTGGATCTTGGTTCAGGTTGCACACTTCTACGAACAGCGCCAGGCCGCAACTGCCGGAGAGCTCAAGCCCTTGCCATTCGTTAATGCGCTGCTTGATCCCTACAGGGTGTGGCTATGAATCTTCCGCAGATTGGAGAGCTCAACCACCGCGTGAAGATCTTCTTCACCGTCCATCTCCCGGATGATCGCCTAGGCTTCTCGAAGGCGACCGCTCACGAGGATGAGGTCTGGGGGAAGATCGAACCTGTGGGCGCGACTATCTACTGGGGCGCGAAGCAGGTCGATTCCGGCGTGACACACCGCATCACGGTACGTCGCATTAAAGGTCGCACTCGCCCGCAGGACTTCGCCGGGGTGGTTGAGCTTGAGGTTGACGGCATCCGCTACCGCGTGCAGCGCGTTGCTGATCTTGGCGGGTTCAACCGGTTCACTGTGCTTGACGTCGAGGAGAAAGCAAATGTTGGTTCAAACACGCGTCGATTCTGGATTTCGAACGATTGATTACGACTCGAAAGAGTTGCGTAAGCCACTCCGGAAAGCAGGTAATGACGTTCGTAAACTTGCCAGAAAGTTGATTTCGCGACGGTCTGTTTCCGAGGCTGGTGACTTTCCAGGCCGCGACTCTGGTGAACTGCAACGCTCTCTACGCGTCAAAGTGTCCCGATCAGGCTACTCCGTCGCGGTTTATCCGACGAAGACTCAGCGAATGCCGGTTTATTACCCGGCATTTGTCGTTTATGGGCACCGGGGTCCAGGATCAGAAACGCTGGAGCAATCGCGGCGTCACAAGAAACGACCAGGTGAGAAGGTAGCGAAGCCGCGTAAGAACTTTGTTCCAGCAGCAGCCGAGCAGTATTCAGGAATATTTCATGAAACGATGGCAAACGCGCTAGCCAATGCCATTAAGCCGGGGATTGTATGAAGCTGGATCCAATCATTAGCGCATTGCGGGAGCGTTGCCCTTCCTTTCACCAGAGGGTTGGCGGCGCAGCGCAGTGGGCAGGCCTTGAGCGCGCTGAAAATGCGCCTGTGCCTTTTGCCTACGTTGTTCCGCTTCGTGAGGATGCAGGAGCGCAGGAGTCCAATAACGGGTATTACCAGGTGATTACGAATACCTTCGGGGTGATCGTAGTCGTGCCGAACTGTGCAGATGAACGTGGGCAGGATGCCGGTCGGTGGCTTGAAGTACTGCGTCCAGAGATCTTTCGAGCGATTCTTTCGTGGCACATGAAGCCCAAGGATGAGTTCAGTGAGATCGTCTACGAAGGCGGAGTTCTCATCTACATCGACGCGGCACGTGCGGCCTATCAGTTTGAGTTTTCTTTTGAGACCTACATCGATACTTCTGACACTTACCAGAAGGTAGAGCTCGATGCCCTGTCGCCGTTCGATGGCATGGATGTCGATGTGGACTGCATTGATCCGTCGATGCAGAAAGATCAGCCGGATGGCCGGCTCGAAGGACATATCAAGGTGGATCTATGAGTATTTCTTTCAATACCATTCCGAGCGGCATTCGAGTGCCGCTTTTTTATGCTGAGATGGATAATTCTGCGGCTTACACGCCGACTAATACTTCTCAGAGTTTATTGATTGGTCAGAAGCTTGAGTCGGGAACGGCCGAAGAGGGTGTGCCGGTGACAGTTTCGACTGTAGCGATGGCGAAGAAACTCTTCGGTCGCGGTTCGATGCTCGCACGTATGGTAGATGCCTATCGTACCGTCGACAGCTTCGGTCAGCTCGTGTGTGTCCCATTAGCCGATGGTCAGTCTGCAGGTGCGGCAGCAGGCAAGGTCGAGATTACAGGAACCGCCCTCGAGGCCGGTACGCTCTCCTTCTACATTGGAGGCGAACGCCTGCAGGTGGCCGTGAAAGAAGGTGACACGGGTGCTCAAATCGCGATTGCACTATCAGACTCAATCTCTATTTCAAAGGATCTGCCGGTTACGGCAGGTGCCGCTGACGGAATCTGCACGATTGCAGCACGAACGAAGGGTACGATCGGAAATGGCATTCAGCTTGCACTCAACCTTCGTGGTCTTATCAATGGCGAGGCGACACCTTCCGGTATCAGCGTGACAATCACGCCAATGTCTGGCGGAACGGTTGATCCCGAGATTGATCAGGCAATCGAAGCTATGGGCGACGAACAGTACGATTTCATCGGTTGTCCCTACTCGGACGCCGTCGTGCTCGATGCGTTCAAGACAGAGATGAACGACACATCGGGCCGTTGGTCTCCTTTCCGCCAAATCTACGGCCACGTGTATACCGCGAAGCGCAGTACGCTCGAAGAGCTCAAGACCTTCGGTGCGGCTCGCAACGACCAGCACATGACGATCGTCGGCGTCGAGCCTTCGATGCCGACTGCGGTTGAAGAGGTGCTCGCGGCCTACGTCGCGCGCACTGCGGTCTTCATTTCGGCCGATCCGGCCCGTCCGACGCAGACAGGAGCTCTTACCGGCGTCATGGCCTCGCCGACGCAGAATCGATTCATTCTCACGGAGCGCCAGACACTGTTGGAGAACGGCATCGCCACGCTCACGACTGTGAGCGGCACGGTGCAGATCGAAAGGGCGATCACGACGTATCAGAGGAACTCTATGGGCGACGCCGATGCGTCCTACCTCGACTCCGAGACGCTGCATACATCTGCCTACGTGCTGCGCCGACTCAAATCAATCATCACGTCGAAGTACGCGCGCCATAAGCTCGCGAGCGACGGAACTCGCTACGGCGCTGGTCAGGCAATAGTTACACCGTCTGTGATCCGCGGCGAACTCGTAGCTGAATATGCACGTCTAGAGACCGCAGGCATTTGTGAGAACAGGGACCTTTTCAAGAAGTACCTCATCGTCGAACGCAATGCGGACAATCCAAATCGTCTCGATGTGCTGTTCCCGCCCGACTATGTAAATCAGCTGCGTGTTTTCGCACTTCTCAACCAGTTCCGTCTTCAGTACGCGGAGGAATAACAAATGGGTAAGCGACTAGCAGGTACCTGCTATTTCAAAGTTGACGGTCAGCAGCTCGAACTGCAGGGGAACCTAGAGTTCCCAATGGCAAAAGTCACTCGTGAGACGATGGCTTCGACGGGTGGCCCAGTTGGCTTCAAGGAGACGATCGCTACGCCCTATATCGCAGGCGACTTCATTGTGACTTCTGACTTTCCTACTGAAACGCTCATGGAAAGTGAATCCATGACGATCACCGCTGAATGCGCAAACGGCATGGTTTACACACTTAGTGATGCGTGGCTTGTAGGTGACGCAGCCTTTAAGCCTGTAGACGGAACGATCAGCCTTCGGTTTGAAGGACTGGATGGAGATTTGGCATGAAGTACGAATTGAAGCATCCGATCGAACACGCTGGCGAGAAGATTAGCGAGCTCGATCTGAAGGAGCCGACTACAAAGATGTGCAAACAGCTTGGTATGCCATACACAGTAGATCTTGACGGCATGCCTCATCTCAACACTGCTGTGTGCGCAGCTTACATCTCAAAACTCGCAGGGCTGCCGCCTTCGGTAATTGAGACACTCGCACTCAAAGACTTCAATGTGCTGTGTTGGATGGTGATGGGTTTTTTCGGGGAAGGGGCCGAGTAGAAGACATCCTGGCGCGATGCTTTGATCTCGCGTATGTGTGGAGGCTCGCTCCTTCGAAGACTATGAAGATGTCCTTTTCGGAACAGGATCTTTACGTGGCTCAATGGAATCGCATCGCAATGGAGAGAACAGATGGCGGGTAAAGACTTTAGATTGACTGCCGTTCTTGCGATCAGAGACGTTGCATCGCCAGTGGTCAAAGCGTTCTCCGCCCGATGGGTTGGACTTGCCAAAGTCATTCAGTCGACGAAATTCACGGGTCTCCAGAAGCAGTTAAGACTCTTCAATCGGTCTGTGATGGACGTTGCCGAGAACGCAAAAAACCTCGGCAGTATTGTCGGCGGTCCTCTTGCCGCGGCAGCTGGATCTGTCGGCTTCAGTATGCAACAGGCGGTCTCGAGTTTCACAGCAACTGGCGATGGACTCGACAAGATGAGTCAGCGCGTCGGAGTGGGTGTCGAACGCCTGCAAGAGTGGGGCTACGCTGCTGTGCAGGCTGGCGCTTCTCAGGAAACGCTTGAAGATGCGCTCAAGGATTTCGGCAAGCACATGAATGAAATCGCAACGGGGATGGACACGACATCGAAAGCAGCAACGCTCTTCGACGCTCTTGGCATCAAGATGAAAGGTGCTGCCGGGAACATGCGCTCGGTTGAAGAAGTTTTCCGTGACTTTGCCGACGCAATACAGAGAAACGAGGATCCGACGTTGCGAGCCTCGATGGCAATGGCCGTCTTCGGTGAGGGCGGTCGCAAGCTCTTACCGATGCTGACTGCTGGAGCTGCAGGGCTCGACGATATGAGTGCCGAAGCTCATCGACTTGGCATCGTAATGAGTCGGGATGCGGTGAAATCAGCTTCTGATCTGAGCACGGGGTTCACAAACTTACATCTTGTTGTGGCTTCAGTGGGCAACACAATAGCTTCATCATTAGTGCCGACAATCACACGCATGACTGGGCGTATCCAGACCATGATCGTCGCAAATCGGGAGGCTTTCTCTGAGAAGTTCGCCCAAGTTGCTGAGCGCTTCGCGCAATCGCTTGAGAGTATTGATTTCGAAGGAATCGTGAGTGGAATCCTGGCTTTTGCGGATTACGCGATTCGTGCCTTCAATGCTGTAGGTGGTTTCAATACAGTCTTGTACACGATGGGCGCGATTATGGCAGGAAAGACG